TATTGTTGACGTTGGCAAAATCCCACCAACAGAACCTACACTTTCATTCTACCAAATTGCGAAAGGTGAGTGGTCAGCTTCTGTAGCAAAGAGAGCCTTCTGGTACGAAGTGTTCTTCCTTGCATATGGGGTGCAATGGAGTGACTTTGACTATGATGGTGCTATCAAGGCTTATAACGACGCCAAAGATGGAAACAAGGTGCTAGACCAGAGTCAGTTCGACAACGTATCTTCTTTCGCCATAAAGAAGTAACTAACCGAAAGGTAGGGGGTGTTCTTCACCTCCTTCCTTTTTTTTAAAGAGTGTTTCCATTGGAGCTAAAGCTCTAGCTTATTAGGTTTGCCATGCAAACGCCAGTTCGTCGTTGGTTTGGTTTGCTTGTTTGGCTCAGAGGAAAAGGGCATAGGCGTGGGTACGCACACAAATATGTATTGAATATGATATCAAAAAAAAGTTTAATGGAGATTACTTATGGGTAAAAGAATCACATCACAGCGTGGTCATATGAGAAAGTATGGCAAGAAAGTAGAAAATAAAAAGCAACGTAACGTTAATAGAAAGAGAACCAATGAAGATAGATAAAATTATTGAAGAGATAAAACTCTACGCAATCGAAGCATTGAAACTATTAATGCTTTGTGTAATTCTATATTTTATTATAACATTATTATACATCTACTTTGATGTACCAATGTACTAAACTGAGGAGTTAATATGTACAATATCAATATCGAAACCGACAAGTTCTATCTGTTATTTACAGATGACCCTAATGACCCACACTTAGAACACGTGCCAGTCAGTAAGTATATTCAATATCACAATGCAGATTCTATGTATGAGTTAGGTGGTGAAAAGTTTATAATCTTTACAGACCGTGACTTAGCTGTGTCTGTTCTTAATAAGTTTAGAAATAGGGAGGTCAAAGAATGAGTCCTACTTATAAATCAAATACTGGTTACCAATGCACAGAATGTAAAGCTTGGTGTAAGCCAGACGAAATGTCTTCTCAAAATCCTGATGTCTGTTTTGACTGCGACCCTACAGTCGAAGGAGATAGTCAGCCCTCTTGGGAACAAGAGTGGGAAGACTTTGGGGAAGTCTATGATGACGACCCTACTTACATATAAACATTAACAACTAGGAAAGGCCAAAAATTGGGTGATTTAAGTCGCTAATGAATATTACATCTAGTAGTTGGGGGATAAGGTAGGGTGTTATCCCCCACTTAATTTAATTTTAATTGCAGTACGAGGAGGTACAAATGCAACGCATAGAAACAAGTGTAAATGTTTTCAATCCAACATCAATATCAATAGTTGTTAGTCCAACAGACGACGTAATTAGTATAAGGTTTAAATGTAGAGAACCAAATAGTAGTTACGACCACGAGCTAACTATCTCTACCTTTCTTCATACAAGTAAAGATGATGATAGAAAGCTTCCAATCTTTTCAGTTAAAGATGTAAGCAAAGACTTTGAGTTAGTTCCTATCGCAGACTTCACTGAAATAATACGTAAAGCTTTGGTCAAATCAAACAAGAAATGGGGGAAAAGATATGCCAAGTAAACAACAACAGATTGTCGAGGAGATAATCAAGAATCTAGAATCAGGTGTTGCGAGTGCCAGTGGGTGGGAAGCCCCCTGGCACGGAGCAGTTACGCCACCAAGAAATGTTGTAAGTAACATAGAGTTTAGTGGTGGCAATGCAATGTGGTTGTGGTTTGCATCACAGATGTATAACTATTCCAGTAATGATTGGGCGACAATCAAACAATGGAATAGTGTAGGTGGTAAACTTAAGAAAGGTAGTAAGGCTGGGCTACAGTTTGCTATCCGTCCATACATAAAGACTGATGAAGAGACTGGAGATAAATATGCTGGTGGTTTCTCAGCCTATCCAGTATGGAACAAGGACCAAGTAGAAAACTTGCCAGAGAAATATATAGACAAGCCAGAGGTTGAGCTTCAGTTTACAGCTAACCAAGACATAGATGCTTTCTTAAAGAGCTGTGATATTAAAACTAAACACAGCGATACACGCAGAGCATACTATAGAATCAGTGAAGACGCTGTTCATTTACCAGAAACCAAATGGTTCAAGTCAACCAATGGTTACTACAGTACAATGTTCCACGAATATATACACGCAACAGGAGCAAAGCACAGGCTAGACAGAGATGGTATCACACAAAAGATTCGTAATGAAGATGTGTATGCCAGAGAAGAATTAGTTGCAGAGCTTGGTGCTTCATTCCTATGTGCAAAGTTTGGTATATATAGTGAACGTCAATCAGATACACTAAGCTATCTTAAATCTTGGATAAAGATACTAAAAGAAAAGCCTAGTGTATTATGGAGTGCAAGTTCAGATGCACAAAAAGCCGTTGATTATCTTATGCAAAGTGTACCAGTACAAGAGACTGCTGTATATTCAGCAAACATATTGTATGAAGACTATCAACATCACACATCAAACGTCAATTATAGGAGGGCAGTATGATTATTGATGACGAATGTAAGAAAGATATCTTTGACTATATCAGAAGGTTCAGAGACAAAGGTGAGTACAATGTACTACAAGTAAGACCTTTTCTTGAAGATGACTTTGAACTTGATTGCTGGACAGCCAGAGATTTAATAATAGAGTATATGCAAAATCCAAATTGGGGAACAGACAATGGGTGATGATACTACTGCATATAAAACAAGACGTGTTTCTTTAAATGGTTGGGCGAATGTATCAATAGAACAGGACGTACCTGTGAGCGATTCGCACGTTAATTTATTTCGTTGGATAGACTTAGCCAGAGAAATGAAAGAAGGTGAAAGCGTAATACTATTAACTAATCAAGCTCAAAGATTAGCAAGAGCTATTAAAAAAATAGAATCTTTTACAGCCATCACAAGAAGTTATAAAGAAAATTCAAAACGAGTATGGAAAGTAAAGCGAGGTAAATAATGTATAGAAAACATACACCAACTGAGATAGTTGATAAGGTAAAGTACAACTTAATAAAAGACATTGGAAGTCTATGGGGTTGTGATGCTATAACTAACAAAGGTGAAGCTAAAAATAAAACACCATCAAACATTGAGTTTCAAATCAAATTGAATTTACTGGTCGACATAATAAATATGGAGGTTGTTAACAATGTCAAGTAAGGAAAAAAGAAAAGGAACCTATCACGAAAACTGGTGGGTTTCTTTATTCAAAGAATGGCGTTGGTCTGCAAGGCGACAACCATTAAGTGGTATCTTAAAAGATTTTCCCAATGACATAGAGTTATGGGTGCCAGACAATACAGAAGAAGCTAAAGCAAATCATAAAACAATTAAGTTAATATGCGAATCAAAGTACAGAGCAAAAGGTTTTGCTTTGATATCATCATATCTTGGTAAAAAATCTGGTGTTGATATGATGCTATTAAAAGAAAAGAATAGTGAAGCGTACTTATGTTTCAATATAAAGAACGAAAAAATTAAGAAACTTCTTGGAATAGAATTACTAGAATAAAAGGGTAGTACAATGGAGGAGTACTACCCTTATAATATTAGTTACTGAGGAGGTAACATAACAATACGTATCATACATAATCATATGTGTGCAAGAACTTTGGAGATAAGAATGGAATCAAAAAAATTACCAGCAATAAGACGTGATGAATCGTGGGCGTTACGTTTGGGTGGGAAGACACCAGAAACTACAACACGCGAACTAGAAAAAAAACTTCACACACTATTTGATAAAGGCTTCAAGCGTAATGGCATTGCATCAAGTAGTGAGTATGGTTTTGATTACATAGTAACAGGCTATGACATTGATTCAATAGACAGAAGCAAACTTGAAGAAGCATATATCATTGCAAAAAAATCTATTGAACCATATCCAAAAGTAGAATTGGAGAAACAGCTTGAAGTTCTTTACAGTATTCAAGCAAAGGTTGGTGAGATAACAGCCAAGAAAAAAGCAAAGCTTATGGCATTACTTATGTTAGAGTTACCAGCAGACTTAGCAAACTATACGATTAAATATAATTCTAAGTATAATAAGTTCTGGTCTACGTATGAAGAACTATATAATCCTATTTATCGTAAGTTAGAATCACGATTAAGCTTAATAAAAACGCTTGAAAATAAATTAAATACAATGTAAACTAATATTAAACAATTACTTGAGGAGGTAATGATGGTTAAAAATAAATATAGTATCGGTGGGTCTGACGTAAACAGACTACTCAATGGCAACTGGTATGAGTTGTTCCTAGAAAAAACTGGAGCAAAAGAACGAGAAGATTTATCTGATGTACTGCCAGTACAGCTTGGCATTGCAACAGAAGAATTTAATCTTGAGTGGTTTCGTGACCATACACCAGAGGAATTATGGAATGGTAGAGAGTTAGAAAAACAAGCTCTTTATAATACACACGGACATAAATTAAATGGTGTACAACTACACGGACATACAGATGGTTTGATAATGCGACCACGTTATCCCAAAGAAGTAGTCAACAGACATAATCTTGGTCCAATAACAGAAGCAGAAAAGTATGAACAAGTAAGTGCTGTCATTGAATGTAAACATACAAATGCATTTAGTAATATGAGTAAGGTATCTGATTATTATATGGGTCAGATGCAACTGTATATGTTTCTTACACGAACAGATGCTTGTTACTTATCTGTTATCTTTGGCAACAGCAAGTATGAGTATGTCAAAGTAGGTTGGAGTCAAAAATATTTTGATAAAATATGGGTTTACATTGAAGAGTTTTGGGATTGTTTACGAGCTGGACAAGCACCAACAAACTTTGAAGTAATGAAACCATCATCAGACTTAGTACCTATTGATGATAAAGTTAAAAGAAATATGTCACACGACAATGAGTTTATGCATATGGCACACGAGTACAAGCGTACTTACTATGATGCAAAAACAAATGCAGATGCTAAGAAGTTTCTTACATCTAATGTGACAGACAATGACAGAGAGTTATATTGTGACCTACTCACTGTCAACGTATCTAAAGCTGGTCGCAAAACAATCAAACTTATTGAGGAGTAGACATATGTTGTCGCAAAAAGCACAAGTGTTAGCACACTTAAAAGAGTATAAATCTATAACAAGTTGGGAAGCTATCCGACAGTACCAAGCTACAAGATTATCAGCTATTATATTTGATTTAAAAGATGATGGTTATGATATCGTAATGACACCAGAACATTCTGATAATGGTAAGAAGTGGTGGGGTCGATATAATTATTTAGGGAGAGTAACTAATGGCAAATAAAATTCCAGAAAACTTAGCAACAATACTCAAAGAGATAGGTGAAACACCAGCTACTTCTCTTTGGGATTGTCACGGTACTTGGGTTATTAATCACAAGTCGCTAGAAAAAGTAGCAGTTAGATTTGGTATCAAGTTTGATGACCCAATCATAATTGAAACAGACCAAAAAAATAAATGTGTTGTCCTTACTGTACGTGGACGACGTAATGTTATTGCAGAGAATGGTAAAGTAACTGAGGTAACTGATTGGTCATTCGGTGAAGCAACACCATACAATAATAAGAATGGTTATCCTTATGCTATGGCAGAGAAACGTGCCAAAGATAGGGTTATCTTAAAGCTGATTGGTATGCACGGAGATACATACTCAGAAGATGAAGCAGATGATTTTAAAAATTCCAAACCTAAAGGAGTACGTTAATGGAATATGATAATAATAATAGGGGTGCAACATTTCCCCCAAGACCAAAACAAAAAATGTTGTTTCAAGGTAATGGCGAGATTGATAACAAGCCACATAAGTTTGTAGTAGTGGCTGATGAATCACGTGATGGCAAACCATTTATGGAAGTGTATGTCAAAGCTGGTGCAGTATTTACCAACAGTTACAAAGAACCCAATGACAAGAAACCACACTACACTGGTAAGCTTGAGATGTTTGAGAAACGTATTGCTTGTTGGAAACAAAGCAAGGGTGATATGGAGTATCTATCTGTTAGGTTTACAGAGCCACAAGAAAATGTAAGTGAACTTGATGATGAGGTTCCATTTGGCAAAGAGCTAGATGAGATGTCAGTAGAATTAAAGAAGAAAGAGAAAGGGGAAACGTATGATTGGTAAAGTTAGTAAAGGTGGGGGTCGCCCAAAGAAGACTGTTAAAAGTACCAACTATAATATACCTTTTACACCAGATGATTTGAGATTAGTTAATGAGCTTCAATCTTATTATGAGAATGATATGAATTTAGAATTAACTAAAACACAAATTATGAAGACAGCATTAAAAGTTTTGCATAGACAAATCTATTCAGAACAATCAATATAATATTTACGAGGAAGGTTTACAGGGGTGTCAGCCTTCCTCACTAACCTTGAGGAGGGCATATGCCAAGACAAATAACAACGTGGGATAATAAAATTATTCTTAAAAACAAAAAAGAAATTGGAACCAAACTATTTGAAGATGACCCAAGAGCAGATTCGTATGATAAAAATGGAACTGTATATAATAATTATGGAACAGAACCACCAAAAGTAAAAGCTTGGTTAGGTGATGAATCTATTAAAGCTAGAAAACGTACACCTAAACATTTGTTTAAGAAAAAATACTAATGGTTGTTTACGATTTCACTAAGATGCCTAAACGGATAGACTATATCTTGATAGGAAAAGATTTGTTAGCTAATATAAATGGTATTATGTACCGAACAGTTCTTAATAAACAAAAAGTTGTTAAACTTATTGGAGATAAATATGAAAGCAAGTACAAAACAAAGAGGTCGCCCACCTAAAAAAAAAATAATGAGTACCGAATCACGTACTTTAGTTCGCAATCAAACCAGTATCCCTTTTTTTACGTGGCTAAACAACCAGATAAAGATTTTAACAGGAAAGTTAAGAAAAACGTCTTGATATAAAGACACTCAGAGGGGTGGAATAATACCTTCTAGTATGATTGTACCCCTCAAATATCCAGTAATAACTGTCGTAGCTCTGGTCCACGAGATTTAACTTGACCCCACCAACGGCTTTGTTCCATCTCTAACCCAGCAGTTTTGAAATCTTTTTTCTCTATTGCGTCCCAAAACTTTACAAATTTTGAGAATCTATTCCAACCCATATTAAATTGCATAGATAATAATACAACTTGTGCTGAGTCTGGAAGCTCTCTCCATATAGGTTTATGTTTGTCCAGCTCTTGTGAATGTTTTTCTAAATCTCTACCAAGAATAAAGTCTGCTGTTTCTTGGTCAATGCCTTCGGCAAGGTTGTGTCCGTATCCGATTGTCCATACACCTACTGTATCTTTATACATATCAAGACGACAGCCTTCGTGTTTTTTTATAACATCAACTAAATTCATTTTATCTTCTCCAATATTCTATCTATCTTTTCTTCTAGTCTATTAATAGATACAGTTACATCATCTCTCTTTGCGTAATCTTCTCTGGTTTTATTTAATAAAATATCTATACGCTTTACTTCTCTTGATTGACTGCCAAGAAACCAACCACCACCCATAACAATCAATGCAATCAAACCATCAATGATGTGAACTAAATCCATTATCTATGCCCCCTAGTTTTTTTTGCTATCTTCTTTGGCTGTTTAGAAAACTGTTTACCTTTGCGTGTGTCTTCTCTCTTCTTGCGTGAAGTGCGTTGATACTCAGCGTCCGATAAAGATTTTATAGCACTAGTTGGTAGGTATCTTTCGCCAGTAGCTTTAGAACCTTGAGTGCTAGGCTTACCAGATTTAGTACGCCACTTCTGTTTACCCCAATCGAGTAAACTTTTTTGTGGTGCCTTCACCCTGTGTAACCTCCACCTTTAGATTTATATTCTTTGGCTAACATCTGTGCTTTACGAGCTGACCATTGACCAGCCTTGCCACCTTTAGTACCAGACTTTATACGTGCAAAGATTCTTTTACGCATTGTAGGTTTAGTGTAGTTACCAGCTTCATTAACTGCCACGCTTCATCTTCCTTTTCTTTGACGCCATAATTTTTTTCTTCAAAGCTTCTGGTAATTTCTTTTGTTTACCTGACATCTTGTCATCATTAGAAGGTCTACCTTTTTGTGACCCATAGCTTCCTTTACCCATTGGCATAACTTATCTCCTTTAACAATCCCATTTACGTAATGACTTATTGATTCTGCTATTAGGATTGTTTGCTGTTTTAGCAGAAGTCAATTTCTTTTTCATACCTCTCATTCTAGCACAAAAACTTTTTCTACGACTAGCCGACTTAGGACTTTTCTTTGCTTGAGCTTTCGATACTGGTGGTTTTAAGTTACCACCTTTAGCATTATAAGACCTACGACCAGCTTCGTTTAATCCACCTTCTGGATTCTTACCAGCTTTTCTTTGCCATAAAGGAGTAGCCATATTACTTTCCTTTATTCATAAGCTGTAACCCAGTCTTACCAAAGCGATAACCGAATGAACTACCGATACAAATATATAAACAAGTAGAGAACCAAGTTGGAGTTGATGTATTAAGAAAGTCAAAGCCTTCTTTTACATAAGGCTGTGTGTATGGAACAAAACAAGCAACAAGTATAGCACCAAAAATAATTGTCCAGAACTCATCTTTCCAACTACCAGCCATTTGTGCAGTTAAAGCTTGTTCGTTAAGCATCTCAGATGTAGCAGAGGTACGATAAACTTCAGCTTCAGCTTGAGCTTTAGCTACTTTAATATCTGTTTCTGCTTTGGCTTTACTGACTTTACCTTCCAGCCAAGTACCAGCAAGAGAACTAATTGGACCTATGATAGCACTAAACATTACTTTTCCTTTTGAGGTATGCAATAAGTTGTAACATAAACTTTGGAAAACGCAGTTTGCTGGTGTGTGTTTTGACTTCTAACTTTCTCTGCATATCCAAGACACGTATCCAAATCATTGAAGTAGACATTTTCTTTAATCTCCGTTCCGTGTAGTATAACAACTAAGACCCATATCAACTAGACCTACCCATAAATAAACCCATAGCAACTGCGTTTGCACTTGTCAATACTGACACCATACCACTCTGTTCAAAACTTGGTGTCTCCAAACCCATATACCAAAACACAGTTTTATAAGTAAGATACATATATAACAGTATTAAAGCTCTCGGTATAACCTTAAAAGAATCTATTGCGTGTGTCCAATCTTCTACTATCTTTGTCATCTTTGTCATAAGTCACCTGTTCTTTTTAAATAAAATAAATATCCAATATACATTATTGCACCACCTAATACTGTACATAATAATACAATGCCAACTATGTTCATTACCTTAGAACGAAATTCTGCTTGAGCATACAGTTGTTCTTGCCTTTGCTTTCTAATTTTCGATTGCATCTTCAGTAGTTCAGCCCAAGCATTAGGACCGTGAACCATATTAATCCAACTTCGTAACTCGTCTTCCATTGCTTGTGCTTTTTTTTTGGCGGCAAAAGCGTCCATTGCTTCTTGTTCTACACTTGACCCAAGAAATAATTTCTTAAACAGAGGTGGATTCTTAGACATCTTCTCTGCGTGGTTGACATCAGACACAGCTCCAAGCCATTTTCCGATATCTCCATACATAGATTCCACGTCACGTCCTGCTTGGAATCCTTTTTTTATTAATTGAAATGCCGAACTGGCAGTTGCGAGAGCTGTAATAGGGTCCATAACATTCTAGTAAGGTACACCTTCTTCTTTAATAACAAGGTTCTCCCAATTCTTACAATTTATATCACAAGGTATTGGGTCATATTTATATCCGTCTGGGTCTGTATCATATTTTACTTCACTCCATATATCAAACTTTCCTTCAACAATAGATTTGTAATAATATAGAGCTTCGGTTTCCTCACCACACTCACAAGTTCTTTTTTTTGCCATTATAAACTCACTTTCGATACACTTAAACTATTAGGATTACTTAAAGAAACTGAAGTATCACCAGATGCAAGCACTGTCATTCTATTTGTTCCACTATCATAGGTTGCAGTAGTATCTGCTAAACCATTCATTGCATTTGCTATCTCACTTCCAGCTGTATCTGTACTTGCACCATTTGATAAGTTCACAGAAGTTGAATTGCCACCACTTGTTACTGTTGCAGATGTTAAGTTACCAGATTGTGCAGAACCTTGAGTTGTTGTACTTCCACTTCCACTAACGCTTGATGCTCCTCTAACTGTAGAAGAATTGCCAGGTGATGGATTGGTTCCACCATTAACTCCACTACCATTAGAGATACTTACTGACATATCGTTTACATTTCCAGAACTTGCTGGAGCAGTAATTGTTACAGTAGCGTTACTTCTTGAAACAGACCAACCACTAGGTAACGCACTTGCTATTGATGCTCTTATTGTTTCTGCGTGTGTACTAGCAGTATTTGAATTACTAAATGATGTACTACCTACACTCCAACCAGCACCACTAATAGAAAATGTTGCACCTAAATTTACAGTAGATGATGATGAACTAACGTGATTGGTATAATAAGTATAATATTGTGTGCCATACATCTGAACATTTATATATCCATTACTTTGCATTGATGCTCCATACCCAGCATAGAAAGATGCATAAACTCTAACACCTACGCCAGCAGAAGAACCATTACTAAAAGAATAACTACCTCCGTAATAACCATATCCACCAGTAGAACCAGAAACTAATCCGTGATTTGGACTTGCACCTGATGTTCCACCTGATACAGTTGGACCTCCATGTGGTTCATGATATTTAGTTGACCAAGTTGTAGGACCAACAAAGTGTGTATAGGTATTCCAGTTGTTAGTACCTCCAGCAATATTTGCATTACTACTATAGACACCAATGTTACCATAACGAAAAGTATTTGCGTTATATATGTAACCACCGACTTGATAATTCATAGAAGATGAGCTTGCATTAGGCCAGTAATTTATACCAGTTAAATATCTACCTTGTGTTTGACTTCCGAATACTCTTGTCCAACTATTACCATTTGAAGAGCCGGGATTTCCAGCACCAAAGTACCAACTATAACTATTTGTTTGAGATGTAGTTCCAGTATTAGATTGCTGATAACCAGTATATACAGTTTGTGTTCCACTATTTGTAGCACCACTTATAGTATATTGATAAACTTCAGCAACGGCTGGGTTAAGTGTGTTAGCTGTACCAGAAAAATCAAAGAAGTCTGTCTTAGTAAATGGGTGCCTTAATGTTGAGCCATCTAATGCTCTTATCTGTCTTACTCTTCTTACAGTAGAACCATCTAATACATAAATGTTATGAGGTGTTCTTAATGTTGAACCATCAAGTACAGACAGAACCATTAGTACACCATTATTATTTTTACATTACCTGTAAAATCACTTGCTTGAGTTGGTACAGATGTAGCTACTTTAAATACACCAACTATCTCATTTGCATTTAAATCTAATACATTTAACTCTGCTGACGTTCCAGTATATCCAGCTATTTTATTCAAGTCAGATGCACTACCAGTATAACCATCTACTTTATTTAGTTCAGTAGCACTTGCAGTAACAAGAGTACCACCTAATAACAATCCATTTGTTCCATCGTGACTTGCTACATCAAAATTGTGTGAACCATCTTGTAAAGTAGTAGAAGAATTTAACTGAATTACACCAGAACCATTTGGGTCAATAACTACATTGTTGTTAGAAGCAGAAGTAATATTATTTCCATTTACATCTAATGCACCTCCAAGTTGAGGAGTTGAATCATCAATTACTTCACCATCAAAAGTTGTACTACCAATTTTAAAAACCATTATAAGCTCCCATCTGTAGTTATGTCACCAGCAACAGTTAAGTTTCCACTAGTGTCTAATTTAAATAATGTTGTTGAACCATTTTTGATAACTAAGTCAGCACCACTTAATTCAAAGTTCCAATCATTTGATGCATGGTCGATTGAAAATGAATCAGCTTTTGCATTTCCAGTTACATCTATTCCAGTAGATGTTGTATTAAATTTCTTTGTACCATTATGATGTAAATTTACTCCACCACCAGTATCAAACTGTCCCATAAGCTGAGCATTACTAACGTCCCACAAATTGATATTAGTACCATTTGTCTGAAGTGAAAGATTACCAGTACCAGCATCTTTTATGACTGAATTATTTCCATTGTGTGATATTTGTAAATCATTACTAGCACCAAATCGTGCCACTACATTATCTGGAAAACTTACATTACCAGTAAAAGTAGCTCCAGTAAGAGAAGCAAATCCACTACCAGCAGTTACACCAGCTTCCCAAGCTGAACCAGTATAAACTTTTAAAACATTAGAAGATGTATTGTAAAATAAATCACCCTCATCATTTGATGATGATGGGTCGCTTGACCCTATTCTATACTTATCAGCAAAATCATTTACAGAACTAATGTTTGTTGCAACAGTATTTACATTTGCTACTGCAACAGCAACAGCATTAATCTGTGTTAAATTAGCATTACCTCCAGTAGTACCAGTAGCAAGAGTTCCAATGTTTGATATAACTCCTGAACCATTAATAGCATTAACGTCAGACATATTGTTATGAACATTTGTAACGTGTGCAAGATTAGTATTAACATTAGTCAAAGCTGTAATATTATTTCCAACATTATTTACGTTAGCAATATTTGTTGCCACCAATGAGATGTTACTATCTTTAACTGTAATAGTATTACCCATTCCGTTTCCGTGAATGTAACAATAATATCTAAGACCAGAAGAAGGTGCAGTTGATTGAACTTCTATTACAACCTTTCTAGTACCAGAGCTTCTACCAGCATTAAATGTTGTTGTGTTAATATAGTTAGCTTGAGTTGTAGCAGAACCATTTAAATAATAAGTAACTCCAACTTCATAAGCTGAACTTCCATTTTTAAATACTAATGGGTGTCCATCATTTGTCGCATCATCTTGATTAAAAGTATAACTACTACCTCTAAACATTTCTATTGCTGGATTGTTAGAACCACCTAATACAAATACTCCACCAGCAACAGTTGTTGTGTATGTTTGTTCTAATGCACCAGCCAAAGCAGATATATCAGAGCTTATACTTGCAAGAGTATTCATATCAGCAACAGCGTCAGTCGTGCCTAATGTATTAAGATTTGTTATGTTACCAGTTGATGCACCTATTCTTCCTATCTCTGTAGCTTTTGTAGCAAGTGATTGCATATCTGAAGCTCTAGGTGTAAGAGTTTGAATGTCAGAGCTTCTAGCAGATAAAGTTGATACAGCACTTGTTGCTGTTGTTCCATCTTCTAAATGTGCAACAGCTTCAACATCAGAAATTTTACCAGCTACAGTAGTTATGTCAGTAGCCTTTGGTGCAAGTTGTCCAATTTCAGTATCTTTACCAGCTACAGTAGCAATGTTTGCAATAACTCCACTAGCACCTATCAAATCCATATCAGTTATTACGGCTGGTACAGCTAATAAAGCCATATCATCAATAACATTTTGTACTGCAAGTAATGCCATATCATCAGTAATTGTATTATTAGCTAACAATGCCATATCATCTATTATTGTTTGATTAGCAAGTTGTGCCATATCAGCAATAATATCTGAATTAGCTAATTGTGCCATATCAGCAATAACTGCTGTTTCGCCTAACAATGCCATATCAGCAATTACATCAGTTAGACCAAGTAATGCCATATCAGCTACAGCATCAGCAGTTCCTAATCTTCCAATCTCTGTAACTTTCCCAGCTACAGCATTTATTTGAGTTAGGTTTGCATTACCACCAGTTGTACCAGTAGCGATTGTATTTAAATTAGTAAGATTAGAATTACCACCAGTTGTACCAGTAGCTATAGTTGTAACATTACTAGCTACACCAGCAACAGTTGTTATATTTCCAGAAATAGGAGAGAGAGTTGTTAGTGTGTTGGTTGCTGTTGTGCCATCTTGTATATCAGCAAGTAGAGCAATATCAGTAGTGACAGTAGCAATGAGTGTTGCATCTGTTTGAGTTGGTCCAGCTTCTGCATTACCAGTTGTAGCATTAAAAGCTAGGTATCTACCTTTTCGTGCATCTTTTAATGGCAATGTTAAAGTTGAGGTAGCATCTTCATCTGCTAGTCTAAGTGAACGTGCAATATTATCTTCAAGGGTTTGCTGTACTGCTGTAATTCTATCAAGTTCTGTGTTTAAAGAGTCTACCTGAAATGAACCTGAAGCTGGAAAGTCAGTAGTTCTTTGTATTGTTATATCACGCACTAATGTAACTGTTGCGTTAGTAACTGCATTACCACTCGTCATTGTAACTGTACCACCACCAGTAGTACCAGCACCACTAACTGTATAGTGAGTTGTCAAAGTCTTTAATGTTGAGTCTACAAAAACTTTTATGTCTGAATCTTGGAATATTTCAAAATCATAATCAAACGTAGAGTCAGCAGAAGTAACTGTGTATTGAACTCTGGGGGTTTCTGCACTAATATCTAAAGCCATAATACTATCCTTATATACATAAAATTACATATTACGCAACATTCTTCTCATTTCCCTTACTTCATCACGTATAAACATATTATACTGTAAAGGATATGGAATCTGTGCTAGTCCTTGTGGTACACTATCTGTTGCCATTGTATAAAAACCTCTTCCATAATCACCAGCTACACCAATACCAGCTCCAAAAGGTTCCATAAAAGCATCAAAAGTATCTGGGTTATACATTGCAAATTCATTTTGTGGTCCTTGTAATCCAGCACCTTTTGTCATATGTATTGCCATATAAGCAAGGTCTGTGTACATTCCAGTTACACCAGACATATGAACAGCTCTTGCCATTCTTCTTGAGTAACTCATATTTTCCCATAAATAATCTGGCATACGCATTGATGTTACAAAATAACCTAATGCTATCATTATACTAGCACCAAATAATCTATTTGTAAGTGGTCTTGTTGGGTCAAATCCAGCTTGTAATATTTTTTGATTCGCCGCCAAACCATAATTCCAAAACATAAATGGTATAGCCATAAGATTACTTTGAAAACGTATCATTTCAGAACCATTAACTGATACTGTTTGGTCTGGTGTCCAACCAAACTTTTGCATAAAAGGTCTATACTTTACCCATAACTGTCCATCAACTAAATTAAATTTATCAGCAGAGTTTGCTGTCAAGCTTCCTATATTTTGATGTGTAGTAACACTTCTCAAGAAAGATTTAGTTGCATCTTTATCCCATCTTTCAAAATCAGCCATATAATATCTTTTTAATTTATCCATCATTGGATATTTTTTAGCGTTCTTTGCTATAGCCATTGCTTCTTTCTGTCCAATAAAGTGACGAGCTAAGTTAGCTTTTTCTTCTGGTGATAAATTTTGATACCTTAAAGATTTTTCTATAATATCGTGTTGTGCAAACCCACCAATAAGTTCTTTCATAAACATTGTAAGTGGTCTTAGTAAATTTAAATCCATAGAAACATCTACAGCTCTATCTCTTATCTTTCCCCACGTATGAGTAACAGGGTGTGTGTTTGCATTATCAACTATTCTTTGAGCTACAATACCTTTGTATCTTTCCATCAAACCTTCACCAGCTTTTCTATTTCCCTTACTGAAATTATATTGTCCTCTATCAGAAAAAGTTTCTATAGCTTGTTGAAAAGGACGAAATCCATATTGAAATACAACATTACCAGCATCAACAATAGACGCTCTACCACTATCACTTAGAAAAGTAATTGTACCTAAGCCTTTTAAATTATTAGCAACCTCTTGGTCTACACCACCTTGCCTATCTACTACTGCACCAACTTCTCTTCTATAACCTACATTAAAATCTGTAGTGATTTGTGTAATTTCCTCTGGCTCAAAGCCTTCATCTTTCATTCTATTCTTAATATATTGTTGCACTTGACTTTCACTACCACCAAGTAATTTTTTAAATTCTATTTTTGGTGCAACACGTACTGTATAGTTTCTCATTACGTCCATAGGGTCAGTATTTATAAAGTCAGATATTCTCCACACAGTTCCATCTGGTGCTTTATATCCAAACCAGTTAGGTGCAATAAGATTTCGTGAATGTAATCCAGCTACTTGTAAAGGTGCCATTACTTCAGACATATCTTCTACTGTTGTAGGATTAATAATCTCTTCAATCATTTCATCTATACGACGTTGACCATCTTTACCTTTACCAAAATCTTTTCCGTATTCTAATTTACGTATCTCTCCAGTTTTTAAATCTCTT